CCTGAGGCACCAGCATCAGTTGCATTACCCTGAGCGTTCAAGTCAACTGTGACCTGTACGTAATCTTGTCCACGCTCAATCACTGCTGCGGTGTACGCACCCTTTGTGATTGTTGCTTGGATCTGAGTTGCTGTTGCACCTGCACCCTGAGCCCAGTTCAAAATGATTGCTGGCTGAGTGTTAGTTAGGAAACGTGTAAGTTCTGTGTCGTTTTCCATGACAAATGTGAATTTACCTGTTGTCTCCAAAGCACCCACAAATACCGCGTATGGGTTCTGAGTGTTTGAGATACCAAAGATAGGTGTCACTGGGCGCTTCATGTCGATGTTTCCTGACACGGTGTTTGAAACCGCTGAACCACCGATTGAGACAGTACCAATCCAAACTGGAGTTGGAAGCACTGTGCTGAAAGTAGGTGTTGGAGCAGCGACTGTTGCTGATTGGAAACCAGTTGTCTTGGCGTCGTATTCAAGCAACCCGTCAGCACTGAACTTCAATGAGAAATCAGTAAACTGAATGCCTGGGTATTGACGCACTGCTGCTGCATAGAAATCAGTGATTGTGTATGACAGTGGTTGAGCGTCTGCTGCTGCTGCAAGAGAGTTTTTAAGTGCGATTGTGTGAGTGAAAGGTGCTGAAGCGCCTACTGTGGCACAAGCGCCTAACAAACCAGTTAGCGCATAACCAATTCCGTCAGCGAACGCTGCTGAACTGAAATCAAAGGTTGAATACTCACGCCCTGGAAGGTAGTTGTAGTTCTCAACAAGCGAACCACGTAGTCCCTTGTCGTATAGCGGATCAATGATGTCTGCTGGCTTAACGCTATCAGCCATCACCATTAGATAATCTGTTGGTGCAACTGCAGTTCCCTTGGTTACTTCTTTCGCAATACCTATGTAACTGCGTACGCTATTTTGTCCTGGCATTTCACTCTCCTAATGTTGGGTCTGACGCGGCAGACGTTGCTGGTGTTGATTTGTGTGCGCCTGCTGGTACTACATTAGGCACGTCAAACTTCTCAGGCGCTTCAAACTCGTCGCCTGGTTTCACGGTGATCCCCAACGTAGGGAACACGCGTTCATCTGTTCCGTTGTACTTGTATTTCATGCTTTCTCCCTATGCGTTGATCATTTCCGTGACTTCAAATTCTACCTCAGCATACGTTTCCGTCATGCCTTCTTCAGCCGTTGAAGGTTCGCCGTAGCGCGTAGTAATACGCGGTTCAGCGCCCTGCCAAACCAAAGTGCCGTTCACGTCCCCAAATCGGTGATCTGAACGTAGGCGTGTTTTGATTGCGTCGATAAGCGTATCAAAACTGGTCATTGCTGCTTCTGCGTTTCGCTCAAATGAGTGCTGATAGATTTGCAAAATGATTGTGTAATCAACGCGCTTGATACCGTTGGTTGCACCGCCAATAGCAACTCTGCTTTCAGTCTCAGACGCAATAAAGATAATTGCAGCAGCCCGTGTGTCAGATCCAGGCGTTGTATTGACGTTGAAATCAATGCGCTTGGGAAATGACGTGAAGATCTGGTTGAGGTTTGTAATCTGTGGCGACGATAAAAATGAATAAATCGTTGCGCGTACCCCTGTGCGCCCTGCCATTAACGTATCCTGCGGTAGAGGTTCACCATGTCTAGGGCTAACTGAATGTCACTGCCGTAGCGCGTTGCGCCTTGGATCTCACTGCCCTGAGCGCGCGTGGTAATACTCATTGTGTTTGACTTGTCTCCACGAATACGTATAAACGCCGTTGTAAGCAGGATTGCAGCCTGTTTAATCGCATTAGGTAGATTTCCTATGGCAACACCCGCAACGTGCGTAAAAACCAGCGCTGAGGTCAAGGGAACAGTGGTAGAACCGTAGGTGTAGGTTGAGGCAACTGTAACTGTTTCAGACAATGCGCCGTCGTAAATTCGCAATGACATACCCGCAACAATGCCTGCACTGCTGGCAACGGTCAATGAAGTTGCAGCAGCCACAGCCGTCACAATTGCGGTATTAACGTAGCCTGCAACGTAGGTGTATTTGGCGAACAACTGTTGATTTGGCGCGTAAGATCCAAATGAAAGTGGACCAGCGCTGGAGTAGGTTGCGCTCATCTGCGACAAAGGCACAATCACCTGTTGAGACTCAAACCAGCATTGCGAAGGATCTGTCAGGGTTTGAAGGTTGTTTGGCGTTGGTCCATATTGAAATGACTCTAACGCAATTACAGGGTTGTTGTTTGGGTGCAGTGAAATGAAACCTTGGCTGGTCATGCGCACTCGTTGAGTCTCTGTGTTTCGCTTTGCCACAAGGTTTTGGTTCAAATACTCGTTCATGTACGATGAAGCGCGCAAAATGATGTTTGCCAACTCTGCGTCCTGTGCGGCTTGATTACCGCCTGAGACAAGGTTGTTAATGTCCAGTGAGGTAGGCGCGTTTTTGAACTCTGCAACGGTTAGGTAGGCACTCTCGTCATCAATCGTGTCAGCCGTAATACCTACTGCCATTTGTTACTCCCCGTCTCTTTGCGGTTCCCCGTTTGTGTGACCGCAACGTGAACATTTGCGAAACCAAGATCCAAACCCACATTCTACGCAAGTAAATCCTTTTGTGACGTCGCCTTGCGAGTATGGAGTAAGCGTTGCTTCAAAAAATCCTTCAGCCTTCATTGCTCTTGCTGCGCTTGGGCTATCTACGTTGTAAATCCCGCCACGATCAGGCTTGTATAAACGCCCATTGACTTCAGTTTCGCGTACGCCTTTGTCTGATGCTACCAATCTTGCCATTGTTTGCCCTCTCTATTTAAGTGAGGGGTGCGCCCCGTAGAACGCACCCCCCATTGCCTTGCTGTATTCAGTTATTAAGCAGAGATAATTCCTGATACTGCGCCGTTCCATGCTGGTGCGGTGCAGAAGAAAGTACCACGGAAGTATGTTGAGAAGTCGTAGGTGAACTGAGTTACTGGCCACTGGATACCCATGTAGTCCTGAACCATGAAGTTCGCCCATACATCAGATACCTCTGTGTCAGGGATTGGAAGTGTGAATGATAGAACAGGTGATACGCCTGAGTTCAACCATGGGTGTACCACGATGTCCACTGACTTACCTGTTACTTCGTTCTGAAGTCCAGTAACGATAGAACCGTATGTGGTTCCTGATGCTCCTGGGTTATCAATTGTTAGACGGTAGTTTGCTGTTGAGCCGTTCTTGATCGCGTCTGAAAGTTGCTTACGATCATTTCCGTTCATTAGAACCATGTCTGGATCTGCCTTGACGTTCTGGTACAAGTTAGCAAATACAGCCTGGTATTCAACACCTGGGTTAGAAGTAGAGAATGTGCTGTTGATTGCGTTGTTGAAACCTGAGTTTGGTCCAAGCACTGTTGGCAAAATGCCGTCGTAGCCTGTTGCATACGCAGATGTGTCAGCAGCAGCACGTGTTGCAGCAGCGCCAGTTGTTGTCAAAGCAGCGTTGTTGCCTGTTAGTCCTGTTGTGCCAGCGCCCTGAATTGTGAATGTACCTGTTCCCTTTAGAGTTCCCTGGTACTTCAAGTTTGCGTTACCTGTTGCTGTTCCAACGTAGATGTTGTAACCAAGTGCGCCTGCGACTGCTGTTGAAACTGTGACTGTTAGTACGTCACCTGATGCAACCACTGTGTTGGCTTCTGTTCCAAGGATTGACTCACCAAAACCGTTTACTGAGATACCAGCGTCAGTTGTGACGTTGACATAGTAAGTGTTTGCGGCAATTGCAGTTTGACCTGTTGCTGCCACTGGTGAAGCAAGTGCGAAGGTAGGTGCTGATAGTGCGCCTGAGTAACCTGAGGCTGTACCGCGTGCCATTAGCATCATGCGCTCTTCCATAAGCATTGTTGCGTATAGAGTTGAGGTTGATGATAGTTGGCGTAGATCCTGGTAACCCAAACCTGAGAAATTAGCGTCAAATGACACTGAATCAGATAGTGAGTATGAGTTGTATGGCAGTACTAGATCATCAGCAGAGTATGAAATCTTTGGTCCACGCTCGTAGTTGATTGAACCAAAAGCAGTTGTTGTGCTTTCTGTGATACCTGGCCATGTGTTGCCAACTCCACCTGTACCTGTACCTGTGTATCCAAGAATACGCTTGACACGGTGTGATGTGCCTACGCCCTTCTTGCGTGGGATACGGTTACGTAGAGGTGTTGGACGTGGTGTAAGCAACTTTGAAGGTGCTTCTAAGTCAAACGCAGCAAATGATGTGCTGAGTGGGCTTGTTAGTGTGATGTCCTTCTGAATGTCCTGCATTGCTAGGCGCTGTGCCGCTAATGCGTTTTGAAGTCCTGCTGCTGCGTCAGGTGAAAGTGACTTGCTTGCTGCAAGCATTTCCAACTGTGAAGTAGCGTCTGGTGCTGGTGCTTGTCCTGGAACTGTTGAAGCGTTGTTCAATGACTTGCTGAGTTCAGCAGTGTATTGATCCATACGTTCAGCAGCCTCAACAGGCGTAGATCCGTCAAACAGATCCTTAGCGCGTGGCATTTCAGCCATAGTTGTGGTTCCTTTCGGTTGGGTTTGGTTACTTGTTCAGGGTTTCAGTTGCTTCTGCGTAAAACTTATCCGCAAGCGCCTTGTATCCCTTAGCAAGATCTGGGTCTGTTGCTGCATTTGCTTTCGCTTTGTAGGTGGCTGCTTTGAGCACGAGATCATTTGAGGTTCCCCCTAATGGTCGTGCTGTTCGCTTTGGTCCACCCGCCACTGCGAGAGATTTGGCTTGTGCTAACTCAGTCTCCAAACCTATTGCTTTCTCCTGTGCTGCCTCTTTTGCAGCAACTAGCGAAGCAATCTCTGATTTGAGTGCTTTTGTTGCGCTTTCTACCACTTGCTCTACTATGGCATTAAGATCCGCTGAATTATCTTCAGTGGAATTATCTGGTGTGACTTCTTCAGTCACTTCTTCAGTTGCTTCTTCAGCAACTACCTCATCTGCTTCAGCAGACTTAGGTGTTTCACTTGGTGCAACCATGTCGGCTGTTGTGACGTCTGACTGTCCGTGAGTTTCCTCTGGACGGTGGCAACCGCACTCCAAGCACTTATCCATTGTTGCTGACTTTTCGGCAGACATATATTTACTCCAGCATTTATCTGCTGCGTCATCGTCCATACCTGCCTCTTTGCAACGCTTCATAAAATCTGTTTTTGACTCGTCAGCATCAGGTTTCATGTCCCCCTTGTGATGTGATTTTTCTTCTTCAGGCTTTACAGCCAATTCAATACTCTCTTCCATTACTTCCCCTTCTGCTTCTTCGCCCTCATACCAGGCGTGTAGGTGACTGATCGCTTCAAGCAGGTGCGCAATTGACTGGATCTCGTTGTGACCCTCTTTCATTGCTTCTGCTTCAACTGAAACAAGGTTTGCCAGTGCGTCGCGTGCTGCTTCAAACTGAACTTTGTCAAACTTCAAAATGTCGCCCACAATGGACTTAGGTACTGAAATAGTTTCTGTTGCCACTGGGCTTCCCTCTTTCGCTAATGTGTCCTCAGATTGTAATACTTCTGACTCAATTAAGTCCTCAACTTGAACCACTGTGTCATCGCCTGAGGCTGACTTAGCCAATACCAACTGGCAGTTAGGGTTGGCTGGACGATCAACAAGGCTAACCTCAACAATTTGTCCGTCCACAATACGCCCGTTCATTGCTGACTTATCGCGTGTGACACGTGGGTTTTTAATTCCAATGCTGAACCCTTTAAGTACGCCTGCTTCAACCTTCTTAACTGAAACTGGATCTACCACAAGTGCAGAAATGTAATGACCGTCAGCCTTGGCTTCGTAGTCTGTTGCCACGCCTGCTGCAATGTTGCTGTGTTGTTCTCTGATGTTGCCACCTGATTTGAACCAGTGAGGCATTGCGCGGTCTAAC